AAAAGCACCTAATTAGGTGCTTTTTTGTTACTTAAATGTTTCCAACTTGGGGTAATAAAAAAAACACGCTTTTTTAAGGCGTGTTTTTTTTAGTAATAACTTTAAATATAACAAAAAAAATGAAAACTCAGAACTAAGCACGCTTTTTAAGGCGTGCTTTTTTGATGAAACAAATTATTTAAGACCGCGAACGTATCACGTTGCAAAAGTAGGTATTACTTACATAAGTGATTGCTAATATATATTAGCAACGATATACTACAATTGTGAGGTAATTTTGCAAATAAATGATAAGCTAATAAAAAATGAAAAAGTATCAGTTTAGAGCGAACCCTCAGTACAATCAATCGGTAACTCAAAATATAGACACTGATAAGGGTGTTATATATGGTGTTGTATTGACGCAAAAGGGATTGAATAAGAATGGTACATACTTTTCAGAGCGTTTTTTAAACGAGTTAAAAGCAAAGGGAGATGAGCGCGGTTACATTAAGGCACGATTTGGACACCCTACAATGTGTAATAACTCTTTAGGCTCTTATATTGGAAGGTATAAGAATTTCAAAGTAGAGGACGAAAAACTATTTGGGGACTTATACCTTGATGATATAGCTAAAGATACAAATGTAGAGGGGCGCGGTATTACGATGTATGATTACATTATGCGAATGGCACAAAGCAACTCGGAAATGTTTGGCAATTCTATTGTTATTTTAGCAAATTACGTGGTTGAAGAGTACGAGGAGGATGGGGAAAAGAAAGAGGCTGACGGACACGAGTTGATTGAGTGGATTTCATCGGACTTGGTGGACGACCCCGCGGCTACTGATAGTCTTTTTCATTCAAAAAATGGCGATTTAGGGGTAAAATTCACTGATTTTTTAGATGAAAACCCTGAAGTATTCGATATTTTGGAGAAAGACCCTAATATATTAGGGGACTTTTTTAGTCGTTATGAGGCTTATATAGGTAGAAAAAACAATAAAAAGAATATGAAAAAAAGTGTTTTTACACGTGCCTTAGTGGCATTATTTGGTAAATCGCTGTTTGATGTAGATTTGACATTGGCAAATGGTGATATTATTACCGTGGTGACGGAGGCGGACGAGCCTGCCGTTGGGGATAAAGTGAAGCAAAAGACAGACGGAGGGGAGGATGCCGAAAAGCCTCTTGCTGACGGTGATTATTTGCTGAAGGACGAACGCACCCTTGTAGTAGAGGGTGGTGTTATCAAAGAGATTAAAGAAAAAGAATCTCCTAAGGATGAAGGCGGTAATGCTGACAAAGGCGCGAGTGCTGATGACGAGTTTTCACAAGCGGTATTGGAGGGCTTTGGAATGATTTCTAAAAGACTTGACAAGTTGCAAAAGAAGTTTGAACGCATTGAAAAGCGACAAAGTAAATTTGAGGTGCAAGACAATGGCGGGGCGAGCAATGCAACTGCAAATGGTAGTAAGAAAAAATTCAGCTTAGAGGATATAAAGGAGAGAAAGGAGTCTTACAAAAAGTAATGTAAAAAATAAAGGTGAATTATGGCACAAACAAAATTAAAAGAATTTATCAAGGAGCAGGAGCGCACTAAGGAATATATTAAGGATATTAAGGACTTGGTGGAAGAACGCACGCTTGGCAACGCTGATGCAAAACAAGCATTGACAATTGTGGAGAATGTTACCACGAATACAGAGTACGGCTATTATGGGGCTGTAGAGGGGGTAACGCGCAAGGATACTGGGTGCGGGATGGAGCCTGTACCCTTTGATGTACCAGTTCGCACGGGTTGGTGGGAGCCGGTAGCATTAAGGGCTACTATTAGCGAATGTTACAGTGCGTTGGAAAATTCGTTTTTGCAATGGGCGAGCAAGAAAGGTATTAAGAAAATACACATTGAAGATACCGACTTTGTGAACTTTTTGGCAGAACGTTTTGGTAAGGCTATTCAAACGGACTTCAATAAGTTCGTATTCTTTGGTAACAAGGAGGCGAGCAATGTAGGTTCGGGAAGTGGTAGTGAGAATTTGAAGGCGGGTGTTGCAAAAGAGAATTACAACGTAATTAATGGGTTGTACACTCAATTCTTTAAAATGGTTACTACCGATGCGAGCAAACGGGTAACTATTGCTGAGAATGCGCAAAACACATTTGCAGCGCAATCGGCTTTGGCACGTGATACAGCATTCAATGCTTTTACATCTTTGATTGATAAGGCTGACCCACTAACATTTGCTGATGGTTCACAACCTATATTTTTGTCCACTTTTTCGATGGCTACAAATCTATCTCGTTTTTTGAGAAGTGAGTACAAGAACGAATTAACACTCGACAAAATGGAGGGTGGTTATATGGTTGGTGAGTTTGAGGGTATACCCGTTATTACACATCGCTGGTTTGATGAGATTATTCGCCGCGATTTTAGTAACGGCACTAAGTGGGATAACCCTCACCGTGTGATTTTGTTGGACAAATCGGAATGCCAAGTGGGTATTGACTCGATGGGTTCTCTCAATGACATTGAAATTGAGTATGTTGGTGGTAAAGATGAACACGTGTATTTGAAAGCGGCTTACAGAATGGATTTCCAACGTGTAATTGGCACTACTGGGGCGATGGCGATTTAGTAATTAACGAATTTGTCAATTAGTAGATTAGCAAATTTACTAATTGACAAATTTAATAAATTAAAAAAAGGATAATTATGGCAGAATGTATTAATGCACTAAGTAAAGATTTGACCTTTGATTGTAACGACAAAGTAAAGGGTATTGAGAAGCGTATTTTGCTTATCAATAGAGCCGATATTGACTTTGCAGCAACTACAATTGAAGCAGACAAAAACAAAATGAATACGCTGGTGCTGAAGAGTGGCAAAACTGGGTATTTCTTTGATAATTTCAAGGAAGCTCTTATATCTGAGAGTATTAAACCAGAGATTTCAGATGATGATTTCAATGGGTACAAACACTCAATAGGTATTACAGTGTATGGCAAGAGTGCTGATGATTACGCACAAATTGACCAATTTGTAAATGGGGCGCAATTAGTTGCAGTAATTGAGCACAAGGTAAAGGGTGCAAGCAGTTTTGATGTATTGGGATTCTTTGTAGGATTAGAGGTTACTGAGGGCGAGGGTCGCACTAATGGTGGGGCTTTCAAACTTACAATCGCAACGCCTGCAAACCAGAAAGAGCCTAATGTTGCTTTGAAGTGGCTTGAAACTGATTACGCAACCACTAAGAAGAAGTTCGACAAAAAACTCGCGGCGTAATGAATTTTACTGAAGAAAGTTTAAACAAGTTGCTCAATGGTGGGTATGAAAAGGCGGTGGGGGAGGATAAGAATACCTTCATCGCCTTTTATGCTTACTTATTTGACGACAGCGACCCGTGCACGACTTGTGGCAATAAGTTGAGCGGGTATTGGAATAGGCTCGTGAATGAGGGCAATGAAAAATTACATAAAAAATTAAAAGTAATGGCAAGAAAAGAACAAAACACACAAGATGAGTTGCAGAATGATTTGCAACCTAAAGAAGCAGTACAAGATAACGCTGAACAAAACACACAAGATGAGTTGCAGGAGGATAGTAATGAGCCTTGCAAATTCAGATTGCGTGCGGGTATTACTTCATTAGCGATTGATTTTGGTAGCAGTGAGTTGTTTAACAACGACACGCTAACGAATGATATTGCATTGCGTTACTTGAAGATTAACCCTAATAGGATTGCGAACTTTGATTTGTATCCTGAGAACTGGGAGAAGTTGATTGGCGAATTAGCAAATTAATAAATTAGAAGATGACAAGGCTGAAGGCGATAGAATTAGAAAAAGAGGAAAGACGCACGAATAGTGATAAGTTTAAGGGCTTTCCTTACTTGGCGAATGGAGTTAGCAATGATTACCCGACAATCATAGAGCAGTTGGTGGCAGGTTCGCCAACTGCTCGTGCTTGTGCGGGTGTGATTGCTGATTTTATATATGGTCGTGGCTTTGCATTGGAAATTGAAAAAAGAGAGCAAGCAAGGTCGCAAGGGGTCAGATTTAGAAAAGAAGAGTTGTTTGTGAATGATAAACGAGAGACCCCTAACGACCTGCTCAAGAAAGTAGCCAGAAGTATTGCAATACATAAGGGCACATTTGTACACGTGAATTACAACGGCTTCTATGAGAAGACAAGTGTACAAGTATTACCTTACAAGAATTGTAGATTAGGGGCAAAAGATAGTAGGGACTATCGAGGTAAGGTACTTGTATATAACGATTGGGACAAACTAACAAACCACAAGGATAGAGATGAGAATTTAGTTGCTATTGACCGATACGACCCCCGCCCTGATGTTATAGAAGCACAAGTAGCTAAGGCAGGAGGTTGGAAAAAGTACAAGGGGCAAGTGTTTTTCTTAAACCTTGATAGGAATGACACCTACCCGCTGGCTTGGGCTGATGTAGTGTTGCGTGATTGTGAGAGTGAAAGGTTATCGAGTGTATTTACAAGGAATGGCTTTAAAAAAGGATTTTTCGGCACTTATGCTGTTGTTACTGCACCAATGGAAAGCGATGATGATAGACAAGAGTTTAGAGATGAACTGAAAAAGAGCATAGGAGTAGAAGCCGAGCAATCTGTATTTCACTTTGAAACGGAAATGCAGGGCGATAAGTTGGAGAATAACGTACTGATAAAACCTATAGAGAGCAATATCAAGGCTGATATGTTTCAGTACGCTGACCAGAAGACCGCTAACAATATACGCAAGTCGTATGGTAATATACCGCCCGTGCTGATTGATTACGTGGAAGGGAAATTAGGCAATACCTCTGGGGAAAGTTTAAAAGAAGCGCGTATCTTTATGCAGGAGCAAACGCAGGAGGAAAGGCAAGATGTACAAGAGATGTTCGAGGAATTATTCGATGGTTTTGTAAGAGATATTTCTGCAAATGGACTTTTTGAGATTAGCAAATTAGTATGAAGTTATTAGTTAATAAGCAAGAATGTAGCAAATATCTGAGTGTTTCACTTTTTCGTAAAGATGAGGAGTTCAACCGATTTATTAGAGAAGCACAAATGTTTGACTTGAAGGGGTTGGTTTGTGAGTCTTTTTACCAAGATTTGACAAGCGAAACGCCCGTGAGAGATTACACGTTATTGCTTGAGGGGGGTAGTTATACTTTTGAGGGCAAAAAGTACGAATTTGCAGGGCTAAAAACCGTGTTATCATACTTTGCATACGCTCGTTATATATTCGTTGGACATCAAGTAGATACGCCAATGGGGATTAAAGAAAAGGTGAACCAAGATGGAGAGGCTATTAGCCAAAACGAAAGGCGTGATGTACGCACAATGTACAAGCAACAAGCTGATTTGCTATGGCAAGATTGCGAGCGTTACCTTGATAGGAATAAAACACTATTTCCTGAATATAGTTGTAATAGCGGGTGTGGTGATAGCAAACGAATTAATAAACCAAGAATGAGAATGCAATTGATATGAGATGTATAGAGAATATAAAAGATATAGCATTAGATTGCAAATATAGACCTATAAAGGGGCTCAAGCATAGAGTGCTGGTGATACCTTACAAGGATATTGATAGGCGATATACAACAATGAATGATGATAAGAGCGTTATTACTCATTTTCAGTTGTATCCTACTAAGAGAGGGTATTTGTTTGAACTCTCAAACGCTTTTAAAGTGAATGGTTCGCAAAAGTTAAGCGGCGGCTTTGTACACGAGTTATCTATAAAGATAGACAAGGCGAATAGCGATAATATTGCCACGCTGAATGCACTAACAAAAAGCACTTATGTACTTGTTGTTGAGACGATGAGCAACACGTTTGAAATATTAGGATATGATGCTGGTGTAGTGGTAAGTTCTATACAAAGAGACTATGCGGGGAATGTAATAGGGCTAACCTTCACAACTCCCAGCGATGTTAAAGAGTTACGAATGGTAGCGTTATGGGGAGATGGTGATTATCTTGCAATGAGTAGGAAGTTTGAAAGGAAGGCGTTTGTAAATATAAATTTAATCACTGATAGTAAGAATGAACGTTATAAAGAGTATAAAGGTACGGCAGAAGAATATATCTATTATGGTATAGTAGGAGGTACTTTGGAAAAGAATACAACTTATACATTGTCTTTGGAATACAAAAGTGAAAATGTTAGAAGTATTGATTTGTTTTTTATAAATGAGGACTTTACTCAAACACCTGTTAAAAATATTCCAAATACTAATGGCGAATGGAAAAGAGAGACATTTACATTTACTACCCAACCTAATTTAAGTCCAAAAGGTTCTATACGTATTGATAACAATGGTAGTGATACAGGTAATGTAACCTCTAAACTCTGGACACGAAATGTTAAACTTGAAAAAGGAAACATTGCAACTGATTGGAGCGAATAAAAAAAACTATGAATAATTTTAAACGAAACTTAATAGGTAAGGATAAATTGCTGCATTCAAAGGTAGGCAATTGTATGTTGGTGCTATTTTTTGCACTGTTTTTTAAATTTTGGAGTGTGGGTACTGCTTTCGTTTTAGCGTTAGCCGCTGTATTATTGGCGGGGCTTGCAAAAGAGTTATATGACAAGTACATCAAACGTACGTTTATTGACTGGTGGGATATTATAGCGAGCCTTACGCCTTACCCTATTGTGAAACGTATAAACAGAAATACTAATGGATAAGTTTATGAAGTGGCTACTGAAAGCCAAGATAAGGATAGCGATATGGGCAACGCCTTTGGTTTTGCTCTTCTACTTTGATGATAAGATACATCTAAGAGATAGGGTGTTTTATTTTTTTGTGGTATTTTTTAAGAGTGTGCCGTTATTGCTATTGTACGCCTACTTCTCATCGGATAAGGAGCAGAACGCTATTTTTTACGCGGGTATAGCGGTGGTACTAATGCTTGATATGATTTCTGGGGCTTGGTATCACTTTAAGAAAGGTGATTTTGATTTTGTAGAATTACTTAAAGGTACGATTTTTAAAATGGCAATCATAGCAATAGCCTTTATATCTCTATCAATATTAAATATACCACTAAGTAGGACGGATGTAGGTAGGGCGTTTGAGATTACAATACAAATGATTTCGTTATTATACCCAGTGAAAGATATAGCAAAAAATCTTTTTGTGCTTTCTAACGGCAAATTTCCTCCTGAGTTCTTTATGAAAGCACTCTATAACTATGAAAAGAGTGGAAAACTGAGAGAGTTTTACGAAAAAGTAAATAATGGTATTACTCCTAACGAATTAGATAACAATAAAACAGATGAACAACAATGACACCGAAAGAATTTATAAAGCAGTACAAACCTTTTGCGCTTGAAACAGAGCGCAAAACGGGCATCTCTCATCTCTTCATCTTGGCGCAAGCTGCATTGGAAACTGGTTGGGCTAAGAGTGTGCCAGGGAATATGTTTTTTGGCGTAAAAGCGGGCAAGGATACACCCGCTAACAAAAAGCAATTGTTAAACACTACTGAAGTGCTTAATGCTCCCAACTTAGGATATAATTTTCCACAAGTGATGTCTATATACGAATTACCGAATGGTAAGTACAAGTATGAAGTGAAAGACTGGTTCAGGAAGTACGACACGCCTGAAGAATGCTTTACCGACCACGCGCAATTCTTCTTCAAAAACAAGCGATATGCTAAAGCGTTGCTTGTGAAAGCTGACCCTTACAAGTTTGCAGAAGAAGTAGCAAAAGCAGGGTATGCTACCGCTACTAACTATGCAGATAGTTTAAAGAAAATTATCAAAATGTTAGAGAGTTATGAGTAGAATAGTAATGTTATTATTAGCATTTCTTACCTTGATAGGATGTAGGACACGCAAAGAGGTAGCCAATACAGAGCAAAAGCAAGTCCAAAAAGAGCGTATTATAAAGTACAAGGATAGTACGGCTCTTTTTCAACAAAATACTCAAACCTTGCAACTCGATACACACGCCTTACAAGAGTACGAGGTAATAGTAGAGAGCGATAAGGATAGTATAGGCAACAGCAAAGAGTTAGTGTATTATCGCATTCGCGACGGCGATAATGAAACTATAAGGGTAAGTGGTGGAAAGGCGGTAATAAGAGTTAAAAGTGAAAAGCGAAAAGTGAAAAGCGAAATAGCTGCCACCCTTACGAATACTATAATCACAACTAATAATGAATTACGAAACACAGAGATCACAACGGCTTTTTCTCATAAAACAAAAGAAGTGAATAGCGTTATGAGTAACTGGTGGATATGGTTTATATTGCTACTGGGTGTATGGTTGTGTTGGCGATTTAGGAAGTGTTTTTTTTCTTTATATTAATATTGTTGGTTTATGTAAAAAGCCCCGCGTGTGATCGTGCGGGGCTTTTTTGTTATTCTATAAAGTAGTATATTATAAAGTCGAGTACTATAGCGGATATAGCGATTATTTTGTATATTTTCCCTTTGGTTTTATAGTATTTTAGATGTGCATAGTCAGCAGGCTCAACGGCTATTACTGCTTTTCTATTTCTATACCCTGTTACTCTTGTGCCAGTGCGATAACGCCTATCGGTAGTGGTTATTGCAGTTCTTACAGTGCCATATATTTCCATTGTCTGTTTTTTAGAGTATTCAACGCCTCTTATATAGGTATATATTGAACCTATGAGTACAATGATAATGCTAAAAAAAGAGTATGCTATTATTTTGAATATAAGATAATCAGCAAATGCCATTGAGAGAAAATTATAAGGTGTATTATCCGTATTTTGAGGCTCAATGGTTTGCGTTGTGGTTGATGTTTGTGATTGTGATACTCTCACTGGTGAGGCGTGTGCATTGCCGTATAGTTGGTTACTAATCACGCGACCACCATCGCGCCCTACCTGATTGACAGCTGAGCGTATGAAGCCTTTGAGGAGATTATTAAGGAAACTCATTGTTATTTTACTTTAAGCATTTGCAATATTTTCTATCTACGTATGTTTTTTCGCCGTCGTCTTGTTTGTAATAGCAACCGCCTTTAGTACCTGTATAAAGAGTTTTTCCGTGATATTCACCACAAACCCACTCTTGTTCAGAGTTGTTTTTTCCTTTATTGTTTTTGTTACTTTTATTGCTACTATCATCATCCTTGGTACAAGTTAAAAATGTTCCTGCAATGATGATAAAAGCTAAAATAGTTAATAATTTTTTCATTGGTAATACTTATTTGAATAAACTTTGAAATTTGATAACAAAGAACGCTACTAAACATATAACCATAATAGCAATCATTGTTATAAGTGAGTTTTTTTTGCTCTCTTATTTCTTTATTTGTTGTTTTAAAAGTTAATAATTTATTTACAAAAAATCTTTTGCACGATTAGAGCGTTTAGAGCGACCTTTTTGACGTACTTCTACTACATTAAACAAAAAACGAACTTCTTGCAAATATATTTTAAAGTCCTCATATTTTGGATTGATAGAATGGCAATATATAATACCTTTTTCTACATCGTGTTTAATGATTTCTTTAAGCATTATTCCGTTAGGGTGAGCAATTACAAAGTCCCATTGGTTTATATGTAATTTTGATTGCCACAAGTGTCGTTGAACCTCACGACAAATTACAACATCGCCGGCTATATAATCAGGCTCCATACTATCACCCGAAACTTCAAACGCAATGTAATTACCACGATGTTTTTCTTCAGCATCTATTATCACAAAAGGCATATCTTGTAAATATTCATCATTATAATATCCCTCGCACCAGCCAGCTTGTGCTTTTATTGGAACAAGACGAATACGAAGTTTTTCGGGATATTCTTTTTCTTTTAGGTTGCTTTCAGGGATGATGGTATTAGTAATACTTTCATAATCAATAGAATTAACGATCATTTCACCTTGTCCAACAGTGATAAAATTTGCATTAATCTCAGGATATAATTTATTTATGTCAAGAATTTTTAATAGAGGTGCTTTTATTTTACCTTCTTGAATATTTAATAATTCTTCATCTGTAATATTAATATTTTGTGGAGTAAAATTAGGATATACAGATTTTAAGTATTCATAAACCTCAAGAAATCGAATATTAATAGGATAATTGCCGTTTTCTTCTAACAAATCAGGATATATATTAAGTATTTTTTCAAGGTTTTTAGCGGTTGGTGTAGATTCTCCTTTCCTATAACGCCCTATTGTTACTTGACTAACACCAGTATTTTTACCCATTTCGTAAGGGGTAATATTATTTTTTGACAGATATTCATCTATCTTTTTAGACACATTTGAAAGTATATTACTTTCATTTTTATTTGTAAATTCATAGCTCATATCTTCTTAACATTAAAAAATATTCATATAAAAAATGCTTTTGGAAATCAAACACTTACAAAAAAGTTTGTATTTTCCATTAAAATACTTACAAAAATATTTGCATACTTACAAAATAGTTAGTATCTTTGCACCGTCAAAATGATAGTAAAAAGAGTTAGTCGTTTTGACTTGGCAAAAGTACTAAAAAGATATGAAACTTACAAACAAAGCGAAAGAAAAATTAAAAGACAAGCCTACAATGAGGGCATTGGAAGACAGTTTGAACATTACGATTTGGACATTGTGCAAGTGGCGAGCAGAGAAAAACACAAGATTTTATCGCAAATCGGAAGCGGTTCGTGAAAAATTCTTAGAGATTATCGAACTAACGGAAGATGAAGCATTTGAACCTGATAACGATTAACAAATTAAACTATGTTAAGTAGAGTAGAGAGATTGAATGATGATATTAATGCACTATTCGCCAACGAGCGAGAAGAGTTGTGGCAAATGCAGGGAGTAGTACCTGATACGGTGGACCTGATTGCGAGGGCTATTGAGGTGTATGAGTATCGCAAGTTGGCAAAGAGAATGTTGAGCGTTCCTGAAGCAGCTGATTACTTGGGCGTATCGGACTATATTATTCGTACGTGGATAACTGATGGCACACTAAGGAATGAGAATCTTTCGGGTGGGCGTACATTGATAAGTATGCAGCAATTGGAAGATTTGCGCAACAAGGATATAAGAAAAGTATTGAGAAAGATGAAGCGCAAATAAAAAAAGCGGCACTATCCCAGCACCGCATTAATGACTTGCAATTTTAAAATTATTAACATTAAAATCACAAAGACAAAATTACGATGGCAAAATTACAACAAATGAATGAAACAGCAAAACAAAATAGCCAAATTCTTCTAATTGACGGCTATGTAACAATGAACGGCAAGCGTTATGATGAGTGCGTGCCGTTTGAAAGAGAGGCGTTTAATATCGCATTGGGCGATAAGAAACCCGCAGAAAAAGACTTTGAAAAATTACTGCAAGGTCTTGTATCACCCTTATTACTTCAACATACTATGAATGAAGATTGCTTTATCAATCCTGCTATTTTTGAACAACTAAAAGCGGCTTTGCGCCCTGAAAAAGATAACGACCACGAGGGTTGGTGGCACTTACGCGCTAATTGCGACTGCTACACTATGCGCCTATCAGGTTGCTATAATAAGGGCGTTTTAAACGTTGAATCTGAAGTTTATAAAACAGTGGGCAAACATACGATATACTACGACCTTACGAATGAACAATGGGCTGATGTACAAGATAAACTTGAAGATGAGTATGAAAGACTTGTAAAAGAGTATAGAATTGACGAGCGTAATCGTTATTATGAAAGTTTATCCCACGACTATCACCAGTTTATTTAACCCTTTAAAATCTTACAACTATGAAAGAGCAAATCACAACCTTAGAATTAGATAAGTGCTACCGAGTGAAGTATGAGAGTATTAGCTGGTGTATTAGGGTTTATGAAGAGTTTGTATTTAGCAAATATTCATCATTAACAGCAATAAGAGTAGATAATTCGGGTATTAATACCAGAGAATTCCTAATGTCTGATTCATACCAAGATAGTAAGTATGAAGTACAAGAGATTAGCAATAGTGAGTTTATGCACGAGTTTCGCACCAAGCGCAATGAGATTAACAAACTAATAAAAAAGATGTCTTAAATCCGCTCATTTGTTATGTAATTGTAGGCTTCGGCTAATTGAAGTAAGAATGTTAGGCAATTAGCCGAATGTCCTACAAAAACAAAGATAAAGAGCCTCTACCAAATTAATAAGTGCCGTGTTATTCTTGAAATCTGGAAAACTTAAAAAATAACAATAACGCACGGCACTTTCTTTTAAGAAAAGTAATAACCTAAAAACAAATGAATATGAGTTTAATAAAAAAAGCAAATGAATTAACAATTCAGACGAAAATCAAAGCCCTAATCTATGGGCAAGCGGGTACGGGAAAGACTACCCTTGCACTATCAGCACCAAAGCCGCTACTTTTTGACTTTGACAATGGGGTGCACCGTGTGAATTTCGCACACTTGCAAGATGTAGACACAGTACAGATACATTCCTATCAGGACTTTTTGGAAGTGTTGGCAAATGAAAATCTAACACCTTACGAAACCTTTGTAATTGATACAGGGGGAAAAATGTTAGACTTTATGGGCGAATATATCATTAAGAACAACCCTAAGATGGGGCGTGCTAATGGTATGCTAACATTGCAAGGTTTCGGAGAACGAAAGATGATGTTTTCAGCACTTGTAAAACGCATTAGCATAATGAATAAGCACGTGGTATTTGTGGCTCACCGTGAAACGAAAACAGAGGGTGATGATACTCGTTACATTCCTCAATTTGGCGGCAGTAATTACGATAATCTTGTAACAGAATTAGACCTTGTGGGGTATGTAGAGGCGCAAGGGCGTGAACGTACTATCACCTTTGACCCTACCTCACGTAATGATGGTAAGAACTCGTGCAACTTACCTCCATTGTTCAAGATACCTACTATCATTGACGAGCAGGGTAACCCTACTGCGCCTAACGACTTTTTCACAACGCACGTAATTGAGGCGTACAATGCACGATTGGAACAGCATCGCAAGGCTAATGAAGCATACCAAAATCTCATTAAAGAGATAGAGGACAATATATCGGTTATAACAGATATAGATAGCCTCAATGAGACCGCACAACGCTTGCAAGAATGGCAACATATCGGCAACTCTAAAGTGATTGCTGGTCGCAAACTCAATGAGAAGGCGGCAACTTTAAATGCGAAGTTTAACAAGGATAGCAAGCAATATGAAGCAGTATAACATATATCCTACGTTGTTGGATAGTTTCACGAACTATCTTAATTCATCGGTAATCTATCAGCAGTTTTGGGGCTCATCTGAAGCCCCAACGCTGACAGAGGAAGAATACGAGCGACAATCCTTTCAAGAACTCATTAACCGCATTAATAGAGTGCCTTTTGAAAGTGAAGCCGCTGACAAGGGTACAGCCTTCAATGAAGTGATAGATTGCATCGTTGAGGGGCGCAAGAGTACTAAGATAGATATTCACAGCGAAGGCGATTTGATAACAGTGGTAATTAATGGCAGGCAATTCGTATTTTCAAAGGAACTTACTAAGAATATAGCGATGCCTTTGAAAGAGGAGAATGCGCTTACTCAATACCGAGTTGAAGGTACTATCAGCACTCAATATGGTGAAGTCTTTTTGTATGGCTATTTAGACTATTTGCTGCCCTTTAAGGTGATAGATTTAAAGACAACGAGCAAATACAACGCTTTCAAGTATCGCAATAACTGGCAGCACATTGTGTATCCTTATTGCTTAAATCAGCAAGGCATTGAGATAACCGATTTTGAGTATTTGGTTACTGATTTTAAGGGTGTGTATAAAGAGACTTATACCTATATGCCTAAGTTGGACACGGCACGATTAAAGGAGGTATGCGAGCGTTTTATTGAGTTTTTGGAGTGTAACCGAGAACTCATTACTGACAAGAAAATATTTAATGAACAAACTGCGAATGAGCACAAGGACTATCTTAACCGATAGTATGGAAATCATTATAGTAAAACCAGCAGTCGTGAGGTTTTCGCACCAAAGCGTTTTAGTAACGACTTTTTTTAAAGAACAAAAAGAGAGCTATTAGAAATCGCAAAACCTTTATTATAATCAATAAATTCAAATAAAAATGAAAAAGTACGTAATTAAATTTGAGCACGTGGAAGAAAGTACTTACACGGCTATTGTAGAAGCAGAAAACTATGAATAAGCAATGGATATTTTTGAGGAGAGTCCTTTTGAATATCTTGAAGATGAAGAGCCAGAAAGTATACAAGGACTCACTTATCACGTTAGCGAAGTAACTGAAGATGGTAAGTTTGTTTATAGAAATTCAAAGAATTTAGTAGCTATGTATCAATAATTTTGTAGGGGGTAGTAACTCCTATTGCTACCCTCTATATAAAAAACAACAATAATAATGGAAATACAAGGACGAATTAAAACAATATTCGCTACTGAAACAGTAGGACAAAATGGCTTTCAAAAGCGCGATTTAGTAATCACAACGGAGGAGCAATACCCTAATGATATTATCATTCAGTTCACACATAGCAAGTGCGCATTGTTGGACACCTTACAAGTAGGGCAAAAGGTAAAAGTACACTTTTACTTGCAAGGAAGAGAATGGACAAATCCGCAAGGTGAGGTTAAGTACTTCAATACGGTATTAGGTTGGAAAATAGAACTCATTCAAACCACGAATGTAGCGCAACAATACCAGCAACCTCAATACCAGCAAGCCCAAGGTTATGCACAACCTCCCCAAGGTTACCCACAGCAACCGCAATATGCGCAACCTGCCTACCCTCCACAAGGACAACCGCAATATCAGCAGGGGCAAATGTTTAACAATTACGGACAAGCACCAGCACAAGAAGATGACGGAATGCCTTTTTAAGGCAAAACAAAAAGCAAGTATCAATTGGGATAGTAGCAGGTTCGAGTCCTGCCTTGCTTTCAATATAAAAAACTATGATTTTCAACGCAAGCAATGAGTTAGATATACAAAGAGCAAAGGAGCGTTTAGCGTTTCTTATAGAAAAGAAAAAGACCTTTGAAATCACCGAAAAGAAGCCTAAACGCACCTACTCACAGAACAATTACATTCACCTACTCTTTGCGTGGTTCGCATTAGAATATGGAGAAACTCCCGAATACGTGAAACAAGAGATGTTTAAGAAGATTGTAAACCCTCAGATATTCAGAACTGAATACGCTAATCGCAAAACGGGTGAGATACGCACAGCGTGGCGAAGTACAGCGAGTTTGGACACGAAGGAGATGACAACCGCCATTGATAATTTCAGGGACTACGCCAGCAAGGAAGCGGGGATATACCTACCAACGCCCGATGATTTGGCGTATCTCAACGAGATAGAGAAGCAAGTGAATAATTTACAAGGAAAATATTATTAAAATGAAAAAAGAAACAGTAAGCCGATTTAATGAGAAAATAATGACTTCCAACGACCTCTCATTATTGAAAGGCAAAGAATCTAAGTACCTAATGAATAGTCTTTACAGACGATGGAAAGAAGATTTTACAGACGAGGATACTGGGGAAGTCGTAACCATAGAACGAAAAGAACTCATTATTTCTAAGGGCGAAGAATTAAACGATGAGAATTTTCAAACCATAGACTTCTTTATTAAGAGTGGGGAACTTAACATTAAAGATGTACGATTAAGTTCAATACAACGCACTGCAGATGCTGTATTGGGCAACAGTACTATATGGATAGCAGTAGTGGAAATCTCTCGAAAAAAAAGAACGTTCTACCTATATGCTAACAGCATAGATGTAGCAAGGGGAATTATAACTGACTATATCGAACAAAATTACATTGGGTTTTATGAAATAAAATCACTCAAAGAGCAGCAGTATTTTACCCTTGTATCGTTGGCAAAGAAAAACAGCGATGAGGATCAAAATAAGTTCTATCAGATAGAGGTAGAAATAATGGTAAATAAAGAATCTTACCCAATGCGCTTTTTAGTGAAAGCACCTAATGCAGAAGAAGCAAAAGCACTAAGTGAGGCGTTTTATGAAACTTATATGCGAGTGGCTGATGATGATAAAGAATTACCTCCTTATACGATGACCTTGTTATCGGCAAAAACGCTGAATGTAGAGGCAGTTATAGACCACCAGTTTTGCAAGGAATATATAGATAAAAGCAAAGAAACGTTGTAATTTTTGTCCATTGTGTACCCCGATAGGCAAGCACTCACGTT